CTAAACAGCACAGGAGCTGAAAGCGTATATCCGTATGTATATAACCCAACAACAACCACATTTGATGTTGCTAGCTCTGTAGCAACCAATGGTAGTGGCACCACCTACGTCGCCTACCTATTCGCCCACAATGCAGGCGGCTTTGGCCTGACCGGCACGGACAATGTGATTAGCTGTGGGTCCCTAACAATGGGGTCTGGAATTACAACAGCTACCCTCGGGTATGAGCCGCAATGGTTGTTAATAAAAGGCTCAAACAACGCAAATGAATGGTGGCTGATTGATAATATGCGCGGCTTGTCCCAAGCAAATTATGCTAGGTTATTTGCAAACTCATCAGCAACAGAAAGTGTGTCGAGCGGCCCATATATACTTCCTACCGCAACCGGCTTTACAATGGATGGGTCAATATTTGGTAGCGGAAATTCATTCATCTACATCGCCATCCGCCGTGGCCCGATGAAGGTGCCGACGAGCGGGACGAGTGTGTTTGACGACGTTGCAAGGACGGGAACTGGCACCGCAACTACGGTGGTTTCTGGTTTTCCTGTAGATTTGTTTGTTTGCATTGATCGCACAAAAACGAGCGTCTCTGATAACCAGTTTGCCGACAGGCTCCGTGGTCAGGGTAGAATTTTAGGTTCTAATGACATCGACGCTGAACTGAACATATCTGGATCAAATTATATGGGATTTGATGCTCAAAATGGCGTAAAGGTTAGTGCTGCCGATAACCCATTTTTCAACAACACAACAATTCCGTATATAAACTATATGTTCCGCCGCGCCCCCGGCTTCTTTGATGAGGTTTGCTATACGGGGACGGGTCCTGCCAGTGTTCCACATAACTTAGGCGTTCCCCCTTTTCTAATTATAGCAAAAGCTAGGAGTGTTGCTAGCGACTGGTTTATGTTTACTTCAAACGGCACCACAAATTTTTCGAGCATTAGCCTTAATTCAAATAGCGGTGGATATTCGGAAGCAGGAACTCCAGCATCTTACGGTCATACGGCCACTACATTTGATACTAGCGGCATAAATGGCAGCGGCAGCGGATACCCTGGCGTTGCAGGCGTAACCTACGTCGCTTACCTATTCGCCACATGCCCCGGCGTATCCAAAGTCGGCTCATACACCGGCACCGGAACAACGCAGACCATCAACTGCGGGTTCACGGCAGGCGCAAGGTTTGTGCTTATCAAGCGCACCGACAGCACAGGCGACTGGTACGTATGGGACAGCGCACGCGGGATAGTTGCGGGTAATGATCCGTATCTTTTGCTCAACAGCACGGCTGCGGAGGTCACCAATACAGACTATGTTGACACGGCTGCATCCGGCTTTGAAATCAGCTCCACGGCTCCTGCTGCAATCAACGCAAACGGCGGTAGTTTCATATTTTTGGCGGTGAGCTAGACATGACCAGAGACATCTTCCGCAAGAAATACACGCAGCATAAATCCAACGCCACTCAACGTGGTATTCCATTCCTTTTAACACTTGAGGAGTGGACGCTTATTTGGCTGGAGTCCGGTAAATGGGAACAACGCGGTAGAGGTTCTAGCAAATACTGCATGTGCCGGTATGGCGATCTGGGCGCTTACGAAGTTGGCAACGTTTTTATCTCGACCAACAGCGTCAATGTAAAAGATGGCAATATTGGCAAAACAGTTAGCGTTGAAACCCGTGCTAAAATTTCTCAGTTTCAGATGGGGACCTTAAAGCCTTGGGTGGCTGGCAAGAATAACCCAATGCACAGACCTGAAGTAAAGGCGGCGATAAGTGCTGCAACAAGCGGGCAAAACCACTACAATCAGAAGGGCGTTAACACCCCAATGGGATATTTCGTTACTGCTAAAGAAGCGGCACTTGCTTTGAATATGTCGAAATCAACCGTTGAGTGGCGCTCAAAGTACAACAAAAGCGGCTTCTCAAGGCCAATCTTGGCAATCGCGTAAGGAAACACGATCATGACCATCCGCATACGCTCAACCGGCCAGCTCATGCAGGACAGCGAGTTCCGTATGTTGCTGAAGTCCGCAGCCAACGCAGCTTGGAAAGCCCCTGAGCTTACGCAGGAGATACTGGATATCATCGGGGCTGATCCTGTCTTTGAGGGGCCGCAAGCCTCCGGTGGCACCGTCTATCAGTACAGCCAGTACGATGGCGTCGAGCAGATTGAGGGAAAGTGGTACACCAAGTACATCCTTGGCCCGATCTTTACGGACACAACGGTTGATGGCGTTACCACAACGGCTGCTGAAAACGAGGCTGCCTACAAGGCAATGAAGGATGCGGAGCAGGCGGCAAACGTCAGGACGTCACGCAACGACAAGCTGGCACAATGCGACTGGACGCAGATTGCTGACAGCACGGCTGATAAAGCTGCGTGGGCTATCCATCGACAAAGCCTGCGTGATATAACAAGTCAGGATGGATTTCCGTGGAATGTGACTTGGCCTGTGGAGCCGTGATCTAAAATTGGATGGGGGACTTTTATGAAAATATGTGTGTACGCGATCAGTAAGAATGAGGAGAAGTTCGTCGAGCGATTTTGCAATTCAGCCAAGGATGCTGATCTGATCCTGATAGCAGATACAGGGAGCACGGATGCCACGGCTCAAATTGCAAAGGATTGTGGCGCTGTTGTCCATGATATTCACATCAGCCCTTGGCGGTTTGATATTGCTCGCAATACTGCTCTTGCTCTTATTCCCAGGGATATTGATATCTGTATTAGTCTGGATCTGGATGAGCTTTTAGAGCCCGGCTGGCGTGAGGAAATAGAGCGCGTATGGAATAATGAGACAACGCGCTTGCGTTACTTCTTCGACTGGGGCGCCGGAATTAAGTTCAAGTATGAGAAGATCCACGCCCGCAATGGATACCGCTGGCATCACCCCTGCCACGAATATCCGGTCACAGACCCGCGCATAAAGGAAGTGTGGGCTGACAGCGACATGCTGATGGTGACGCACCACCCAGACCCTACCAAGAGCCGCGGCCAGTACCTTGAGCTCTTGGCGATGTCGGTCAAGGAAGATCCGCTATGCCCACGCAATGCCTTCTATTACGCCCGTGAGCTGAGCTTCTACGCGAAGTGGGAAGAGGCTCTCAAGGAACTCAATAGATACCTCAGCCTTCCGGACGCGACGTGGCACAACGAGCGCTGCTACGCGATGCGGATCATGGGCAAGTGCTATGAGGAGCTTGGCGATCTAGGTCAGGCTGAGAAATGGTTCCACCTTGCTGCGGCTGAGGCGCCCAATACTCGGGAGCCTTGGTGTGCTTTAGCTATGCTTATGTACATGCAACATCGATGGGAAGAGTGCTTGGCTTTTTCCATGCGAGCCCTTAAAATAGTAGACAAGCAATTGGTCTACACTTGCGATCCTGCGGTCTGGGGGCACATGGCCCATGACCTCGCCTGCGTTGCAGCTTGGCGCCTTGGACTTAATGACATCTCAATCGCTCAAGCGAAATTGGCGTGCGAGAAGTCTCCAGATGATGCCCGACTAGCTAAAAACCTTGCGTTTTTGACGGGCACCCTTGAGCAGGAAGTGAAACAGGAAGTGTCATGACCGATAATGGCGGCGAAACCTTAAAATACATCGCTGATGGGCTCTCAGTTGTCACTGTTGTAGGGACTTTGATCAACGTGCTGCCATCAATCGCCGCCATCTTCACCATCGTCTGGACCGGCATAAGAATTTATGAGACGGACACTGTTCAACGGTGGCTAGGTAAATAATGGATATTGATCGCGCCACAAAAACTGTTGGCGCCGTCACAGCCGTTTTTGCAATGGTCGGCGGCGGCTACACGGCAACAGACAAGCTCGGCCTGTTTAGAAAGCCTGTCCTCGAATGGTCCCCTGCCCACTTCAGCATTGAGGGCGGTCCTGCCAACGGAGACTTTTCCGTCATCGCTGCCCGCCGTAAGATCCGAGATGATTGCTCAGTGGAGCAGTTTTACCTTGAAGTCAGGGACGCCCGGTACATTGTGCACAAGGCAACGCCTTCAATAGCCAAGTTCTCTGGCCCGGCAACTGACAAGATCGACAAGTTTGGCTACACAATTTCTATAGATGAGCCCTCCAGGGTAAATCCGGGCAGGGCAACGCTGCTGGCGCACATACGCTACAAGTGCCCTGAAGGCGAAGTCTTGATGAACTATCCAGATCACGAAAATCTTACGTTTGATGTAGGAGCAATCAAATGAGAATGTCGGCGGCGGGACTTGCTATCGTAAAAGAGTTCGAGGGCTTGCGGCTGAAGGCATACAAATGCCCAGCGGCGGTCTGGACGATCGGCTACGGCCATACCTCTGCTGCTGGCAACCCCATAGTTACCCCTGAGCTCGTCATCACCAAGGACGAAGCTGAAGAAGTCCTTGCTCGCGATATGGAGCAGTACGAGGAAGGCGTCCGCAAGTACGTCAAGGTTGATCTGACACAGGGTCAATTCGATGCTTTGGTGGACTTTGCCTATAACGCAGGCGTCGGTGCTCTGCAAAAGTCCACCTTGCTGAAGAAGGTAAACGCCGAGAAGTTTGACGAGGTTCCTGCCGAGTTTATGAAGTGGACCAAGGGCGGCGGACGCGAGTTGCCGGGTTTGGTTCGACGTCGCAGGGCGGAAGTGAAACTTTGGCGCGGTCTTGATACCGAGAAGCCGATCTCTGTTGACGAAGCCCGAGCAGAGCCCGACCAGCCCAAGGCTCGCAAATCAATCACGCAGTCCAGAGAGGCCAACGCTGCTGTTGCGGCGGGCGGCTTGGGCACGATCGCAGTTGTGCAAGAAGTCATGCCAATGGTTCGCGAGGGTGGCGATTTGCTTGGCGCACTTAGCCCGACAGCGCTAATTCTTTTTGTTATTATCGCTGTGGCGGGCGCGGCGTGGTATTTTAGGAAGCAGAGGCTTGACGAGGAGGGTGCATGATCGCTTTTCTCTTTACTCCGATTGGCCGCTACCTCGCGATTGCGGTTCTGATCGTGGTGGCTCTGGGCGGCATTTATGTTAAGATACGGGCTGACGCTGTTGCCGAGATATCGGCTGCGGCCACGGCTGATGCTCTCAGGAGAGTTCAAGATGCGGTTAGCGCTGGGGATAGTGCTGTTATTAGTTCTGAGCGGTTGCTCGAAACTGACGGGCATCGCCGAGACTAACCCGGCTGCGTGCTCAGTCTGGAGAGACATTTCTTGGTCGGCTAAAGATACACGCGAGACGATTACTGAGGTCAAGGTCAACAATGCCCGTCGCGACGGGTTCTGTCACGGGGCTAAATGATGGCCACCACAACGACGTTCGCATCGCTACAAACGGATCTCCGGCGCTATCTTGAGCGCGGGTTCACTATGGCCTCAGACGAGATCGTCTACGAGCAGCTTCCCCGCCTGATCAATTTGGCCGAACGTCGCATCGCCCGTGAGCTCAAGGTTCAGGGCCTTATCAATGTCGTCACCAGCGCCTTCCAGCCTGGCCTTGCCGTCTATCCTAAGCCCGATCGCTGGCGCACCACGGTGTCTTTTAATTTCGGCCAGGGCGCAAATAACAGCGAGTACACTCAATTGTGGCCCCGTTCTTATGAGTATATTCGCTCATACTGGCCCAACCGCGATCTCACCGGCGTACCTGAGTTTTACGCCGATTACGATTACAACAACTGGATCGTCTCGCCGACGCCAGATGCAGCATACCCCTTTGAGGTGCTTGTCTATCAACTGACGCCCCTCCTTGATGACACCAATCAGAGCAACTGGCTCACCGAATACGCGCCGCAGCTCCTTCTCTATGCCTCCCTGCTTGAGGCGACGCCGTTTCTCAAGAACGACGAGCGCATTGGCGTGTGGCAACAAATGTATGATCGAGCCGCACAGGCGCTCAATGGTGAGGATCTGTCGAAGATCCTTGATCGCTCAGCCAAGCGGACGGAGGCTTAAATGACCACCTACACAGACGTCTTTGGCGGTACAAACATATTCCCGTCCGACGTATCCTACTTGGCGTTCAACCTCAGCGCGACTGACGTAACGCTGGCGTGGCCTCTTGAGACAAACGCGCCAAATGCGGCGGCTGACTATATCGCCGCAAGGATTATGAACGTCAACTCGACGGGTTCAAGCAGGAAAGTGTTCCTGCCCGAAGCCAATCAGGCGGGCGTAGGCGAGTGCTTCTTATTCAGCAATGTCGGAAGCACGACATTTACTGTCGCCAACAGCGTCGGCACGACGGTTTGCTCCATCCCTTCTGGTACATTGTTTCAGGTCTACATGACCTCAAACACGACGGCTGCCGGTGTATGGTTCTCGTACCAATTCGGCGCTGCGACGTCTACGGCAAATGCTGGCGCCCTTGCCGGGGCTGGCCTCAAGGCCATCACGACAACGCTCAATCAGGCGATTGCGGTTGACGACATCAACTCCAATTACACCCTCGGCGCTACCGAACGCGCTCGTCTCATCAATTGGGTTGGCGCGTCTGGGACGCTGTCTCTGACAGGCGTCACGACCTTGGGCGATGACTGGTTCTGCTACATCCGCAATAGCGGATCTAGCTCAATCACGATCGACCCAGCATCGGCAGAGCTCATCAACGGCGCTGCAACTCTGACGCTGACCACTGGCCAGTCTGCGATGGTCATCTGTGACGGGGTCGGGTTCTACACAGTCGGGTTAAGCACCGGCACTGCTGGTTCGTCTTTTGACTATACGGCTATCAATGTTGCCGGCACCGGCAATTACACGCTTGCCGGCGCTGAGCTCAACAGGATTGCCTACAACTTTACAGGCGCCCTAACCGGCAACAGAAGCATCATCGTCCCCGTCACTGTCCAGCAATACTGGGTGACTAACTCGACGACCGGCGCGTTCACCTTAACTGTAAAAACTTCAGCAGGCACAGGCATCTCCGTGCCGCAGGGGGAGGCCCAGATCCTCTACTGCGATGGAACTAATGTCGTCGAGGGTCAGACGACCACAGGCGGCATTGCAGTCCCGGTCGCTATTGCCGACGGCGGGACTGGAGCCACGACAGCGTCTGGCGCCCGCGTAAATCTTGGAGGCACGTCAGTCGGAATTGGCGTCTTTACCGCGGTAGATACGTCTGCCGGCCAAACTGCGTTGGGGGCTACGACTACCGGACAGGCCGTGTTCATAGCCGCAAATGCGGCGGCAGGACGAACTGCCCTTGGGGCCACAGCGGTAGGTGATGCTGTGTTCATAGCTGCGACTACGTCCGCCGGCCAAACTGCTTTGGGTGCAACGGCTACCGGGCAAGCTGTATTCATAGCCGCAGATGCGGCAGCAGCCCGAACGGCGATTGGCGCTACGTCCAAAGCGTTTGCCGTGGCAATGGGCATCGGGATCCTTAGCTAATGGCGCTCACACCATACATCATCAAGTCGCTCCCTGGCATCAAGCGCGATGGAACGCGATTTGAGAACGGGTTCTATGTCGATGGCCAGTGGTGTAGGTTTCAGCGCGGGCTACCTCGCAAGATGTTTGGCTACCGGCGTCTCACCAATGAGCTGTCGGAGATATCCCGCGGCTTAAATGCTTACAATCAAGACGGGCTTCTCTATATCGCATCTGGAAGCGCGAGCTTTATTGAGCAGTTTTCGGTCAATGCTAATGGCGTCGTCACGGTCGTTTCAGACCGGACCCCAGCAGGTTTTGTTTCCAAACCTCTCCACCTCTGGACCTTTGACGCAAGCTTTGACTC